GCGCTAGTGACCTTGAGAACGGAATGGGCTAGGATAAAAGATGTTAAAACCTTTAGTAGACCGTTCTCTCTCGAGAATTCTCGAGCAGTACAACTGTAGAAACTTGTAACCTTGGGAAAATTATTCCCATAAGGAGCGATGAACGCTCCACATGGGTTGAAAACCAAGGTCTTAGTTTTCTAGAGCGTTCAGCTCGAAGGATATAGCATTAAATTACTCAATTGTAAAATTGCATTCCTACCATCCGGTCACCGGATGGATTTAAAGTGCACTTGCGGCAGGATCGCTCTGCAAGTACGCAACTGGTGCACCTGTGAAGAACCCTAAGGTATAATCTTCACCGGTACTCACATATGCTCGAATCGATGCGACATCAGCAGTAGTGCCATCGATGTAACATGTCAAATCATGAAAGAAATTTCTGGTGCCCGTACCAGTTACATTCCCCTTCTTCCCAGGAATGAAACGTTCCTCAGAATAGAAAGGCAGCTCAACTTCAAGTGCCGCATTCTGTTGGATGGGGGTCACATGTGACCCTGGCCATCCTGAACCGGCAGTTGACAATTCTACCGCTATTCTTTCCGAGAGTGATCCACTCCCAATCCCAATGGGAGTGACTGTTGATTGTCCATACACATTACCAGTAGAAGGATCTCGCTCGACACCCATGTATCCGATAGTATCGGAACCGCGAGCGATGCTTCCATTGTACATGTACTTCCACCGAATTCCCCCCCTCCGGCATGTATAAGCTGGCGTCACATAATTTAATAACGTCATCTTTGCATAGTTGTAGGGAGTTGGGTCTGACGGTGTTGCTGCTTGATGCTCCGCCCCAGAAGCATAACCCCTATACATTGGGAAATTACTTAAAACCCAGCGACAATATCCTGTCTCTGCACTAAATTGCAAAGAATGCAAATAGTTGTATCTCTTAAGGCATTGCCTAAAGGATGTGACAGGATCTCCGAAGAACACATCTAATGTGTGATCATCGCAAGTTAAAGTGGGTCCCATTGTTTCAGTGGGTTCTAACTTCATAGGAGCGGACTCATTTGGAGTAAGATCTGCATCCGGTTGAGACATCTCACCCGATTGGGGAGTGTACTCGCCAGCTTGCGGTGCATACCATGGCAAGGCACGAATGTCCAAATCATATGGGTTTGCAACCTCAAAATCTTCTCCAGCCGATACAAACACGTTGATACTAATGTCATTGTTTGCAGTAGAATTTGGGACAGTCAATTCGTTAACAACATACACTGAGAGTATACCATTTGCCGTAACATTTGGCGCACTTCCCAGCGCAGAAGTACTGTAGATTGGACCACCATTCAGTGTCATATTCTTGTGTTGCAAGAAAGACCACTGCTGGCCCCAACCCACCTCAACTGTAAAGTCCCGCTCTTTCGCAAGATCAATCACATGGGTATAATTAGTGTTATATTCATTGGTCAATGGGAAAGAAGGATCGTAAACGATCTTTAATCTCCCTTTGTGGAATGACGAAGCTACTATTTGAAATCGAAACTTCATTGTTCCACGCCAATGTTTAAACGGTAAAGCAGCAAAACAACATGCGGGCATGTGATACTCCTTAACACTTGCAGGTGTCAACTCGCTCCAAATAACGGGGGAGACTTCTGTATTCCACAGTAAATCTTCCGCGCCATCAGCGACTTGCCAACCAAATTGTGTCAAGTAACTTTCTCTCATTGCAATAGATTTGATTGTCATCTCATCAGTTCCATCGAGACCAAAAGTACGTGTATCACAAGTTAATTCTTGTTTTGCATCAAGTGTGAGTTTTGTGGCAGAATCTGGCATATTAGTGTTGGCTAAATTCCCCATATACGTAGGACGATATGGTTGGATTTCCGAAATATTATTCGGACGAGAATAACCAAATGTCTTGGCTATTGACGCAACTGCACTAGCAGCCATCTGCGTAGCTTTCGCATACAATCCTATACCAGGAGCATTAGCTAAAGCACCAGCGGCACGCGCCACAATGCTTGCAGGTCTGGACACAATGCCAGTACCATATTCGTCAGCTTGTGGGCGATACTCACCTGCCTGTGGAGAGAGAGCTCCGGGCTCATTTGCGGTAGGTATTGCGAGGGTCACATCAGTCGCCCACACGAACACACTTACAGTCACAGAGTCTGTAGCTCCATTGGCATGCTTAAGATTTTGCATGCCATGGATAATAATATCGCCCATGTCTCTCCAATCTTGATCCGGGATGCTCAACGCATTAGCCTCCCAAACGAATGGTAGTGTCATTTCACCACCTTGGGATTTCGTAGGGTCAAGATATACATGGGGTCTTTGGCTCGCAGCCACAACATCTTCTTGGAAGAACGCTCTGTCCTTAGTGAATTCATCGAGTGTATGGAGGGGAATGTACGAAGCGATTGCTCGCCCGTAATGAAATCCATTTCCATTCAACATAAACTTTACGTGCAATTTACATCGCAGCAAATTGTAATTAGTTATTCGATTTATTACACGGGGGTTCTCGAAAAAGTCTTGCCAGGGATTAAAGGTCTCAAATAAGTTGGTACCAGTTCCCCAACTGTAAGACTGTGTCTTAAGAGGACGAGAGAAAAAGTTCTCCAAATGATCGTCAGTTGTGTCGGCTGTCATAAAAGTCGCGTCGAGGTCTGAGCCTACCTCATAATTCCAATCAGCTTGCTGATCAGCAAAAGTTACGACTTCGTGTTTTTGTTCAAGTGAATTTTCATTTATTCTTACATTAAAACGTGTAGTAATCCATTATTTACACACTGCACAGGCGGATTAACCCGGGCAGCTGTCTACGGTGATTGTTGAAGCGGCTAACTTCTCCCCTAAATAGGGGTTCGGTACGAGGACCGGCCTATATGTGCAAAGCCTATAATATACATTCTAAGTTCACGGTAGACGACTATACATACACTACGGTATCCATATACACACACCTATTTTTATAATCATGAGCGGATAGGTCCACTCAGAGGGATACATCAAGTTGTCCAAACTATGCTGCGGGAGCAATCTTTTCTGATATCTCAATTCGTCGCGAGACATAACGACACACAAACTCGTGTTCCGTGATATCGTCGAGATAATCGTCAAGATCGTCCGCAGAGAATTCCACCAATCCTTCGTGCACCCAGTTCAATATATTCTGGACACGAGGAGGAATCCAATCAGGGTCCATTACCCATGGTGGTATATCATCATCGACATCCCAAGCGCCAGCCTGTGGTCGATAACGAGGGTAAAAATGTTCACGGATCGCGATGATGAAGAAAAATGATGCCAAAATAAGAGCACAATTTGCAAGGAACGAACTTCCCCCACCACAATTGATGACGGGGATCGAATTCACAATAGCTCCATCTGTATCAAAAACGGGTATGATACGTTCGACAAAGCATTGCTGGGGCACATATTCTCCTGCTTGCTTGCTGTATAACTCAGCATCTGGAACGGTGTCATTATCATCTGGTTCGATTCCACGAATGTACCGATCCTTCCAATGTTCAACACGATCACCAAATGTTTGGTCAAGCATTGTGCACATATGCGAAATTCCGGCCATTTCGGCAACTTCACGCATTTGTACGCGGCGCTTCTCATAGATACCTTCACCATGGTTAAACCATTCACGAAGGGCGCCGTCAATGTTATCAGCAGCAAGTTTTTCTTTTGTGTTTGCCTTCGACTTCAAATTTGAGTGCAAGCTCTTGAAGATTGACTCCTCATCCAATGCCCCCATGATACAACCTGTTTGCGCGCAAAATACATTCTTTCTCTTCAAAAAGTCAGCATCAACGTCGCGCATAAAGGCTGTTGGGGTGGATTCCTTGTCAGGCATTGTGAAAACCATATCATGCTTTGCAAAGAATTCAGCACAATACAAATGGTTAAAGTCATCATTTCCTTCTTTCACAGATCCCTTAACGTCATCTCCATAAGTTGATAAGGCACACACGTCACGAAACTTGGTTTTATTGTCCACTCCACGCAGGTTATAAAAAGCACTGCGGAAGAGTAGGGAATTGACCACTGAATTGATGTACACTGTTAGGTTCTGACCAGATGGATTCGATCCGATATGTTGAATCAAATCACCATTATACGCCATCACAGGATAACAAATGTCAGTGGCAATGCCGACCATAATCGTAATGTCTCGTTCTGAATAACCACAAATACGTGCAATCTCTATTAGAATGCGGAATGCGGCAAACATCACTTGAGCAGGCATACGCAAATCATACTTGGAATAGTCTCCAGCTAAAATGCGGTTGATTCCGTATTTACGCATATGCTCCGATAAATGTGCCCAATCAGGTCCTTGACA